TTTTTTTTTGTCGAATATATAGGGAAGGGGCTATGTACAAAAGACAAAACATCTGATACAATTTCTATACAGTAGTATGTAGTACTTAGTTATACTCAGATAATAACTAAGATAATAATAATGATAATAACTACTTAGAGCTAAGATAGCTCCATAGAGCTAGAGTGAACATATTAGATCTATATATGGGCTTTGTAGGCACGACACATGGCAAAGTGTACACCTGATCTGTTCAGGNCAATATAGAACTGTGTAGGCTGCCACCTGTTTTAAAAATTAAAGTAGCGTCACAAAAGGCCATATATATATAAAATAAGAATTCTTTTTGGACCCCGTGGTAGCACCGAATCCTCTGGAGATCTGCTGAGCTCAGCGAAGCACCTCACTTGCCACGATGTGAAACACCACGATGTGGAACGCCTCAGATCTGTGTCACGATGTGGAACGCTACACAGTTTCTAGGGCATTTCATAATGTGGTGTGGCGTTCTAAAAGAGTTTCTGTAATACTCATCTAATATACTCAAGCACTTACGCATCTGTAGTCCTCATCAGATCTGTTCAGATTCTGATAAGCAAAACGTATTAGATTCCATTCTTAATACGATCTGTCTATTCCCTATAAATTCCCATAAGTTAGTGCTCACTAACATAACTACTGTGCATAAAACACTAGGTAAAGTCCCTATGTTCTTATGCTATTTTGTCTGACAGAATGGTCTCACTTACACAGTAAAGGAGATTCAAATGGGCAAATTCATAAACAAGCACACTGATCTAATCTTTGTAGTTCTTGTGATTTTAATTCCACTACCAACTGCAATCCGCATTATCTTTAACATATAAATGAAAAAAAAGGAGCTAGGTAAAGTCCTAGTTCCTATCCTTCAAAGGACACGTATAATGAACACATCAACCACAGTAAAGGAAACTAAAGTGCAAACGATTGATTATAAAGACTACGAAATTTTTGTATTTCAAAAGACAAAAAGAACCAAAATGATATCTGTTCATCATAAGACGTTGCATCAGTTTTTTGATTGTAGTTCAGTAGAAAAAGCAATGCAGTACATCGATACACTAATGCAATTAAAAGGAGAATAAAATGAAAATAAATCAAGAATACAACATCGATGATCTGTTCTTTTCAGTGAATGACATCTATTCACAGTTTGATGAAGGAGAGATTGATTATGCAGAAGCACGAGCAATTCTAGTACGTTGTTGCGAAGCGTTTATCACTAAAGATCCAAACAGATAAGGAGATTAAAATGAAAATTACTTTTATAGATGTTGTTGGTGTTATTGTCTTAGGTGCTGTACTCGGTGCAATGTTTGCTTTATCAATTTAAGGAGAAAATAATGGAATTACTTATTGAAGTTAAAAACGTTTATGGTCAAGAATTGAATTACGCATCGAATGAGATTGCAGAGAAGTTCGTGAAGTTGCTTGGCAAAAAGACGTTCTCTCTTACTGATCTTCGTAAGATCTCAGATCTTGGTTATACAGTAAAAGTTAAAACACCAGAAATTCACATCTAAATTAAGGAGATAATCATGAGCAGAAAACACTTTATCGCAATCGCGAACGTATTGAAGGATCAAAAAGCATCATTGTATTTGTGTAACAGATTGGCAGATGAATTCCTTGAGGCAAATAGTCTGTTTAACAGAGCTCGCTTTCTGACAGCATGTGGTCATTGATGTATCGGTACGAACTACACCGTCGATGGGATAATCGGGACAGAGTCGTTTTCGTTGGACTAAATCCGTCCACTGCAGACGATTCTGTGAACGATGCTACTACGCGAAGGTGTATCAGCATCGCGAAGGATCTCGGCTTCGGGTCTATGACACTCATCAATCTGTTCGCAGTACGCTCGACTGATCCTAAAGCGCTTAAGAGCTTCGCAGATCCTATCGGAATAGGTAATGATGTGATTCTAAAGAAACATGCTAGAGACTCATCTATAAAGATTGCAATGTGGGGTAATTATGGAACTTATTTACACAGAGACAGATACGCGAAATCGTTGTTTCCTGAGTTGCATTGTTTCAGAATCACAAAAGAAAATCAACCTTCACACGTGTTATACTTACCGAAGGAAATTGAGTTAAGGAAATTTATATGACAGAATCGATCAAAGTATTGCAAGAAGCAATTGACTTGCAGAAACGTAAAGCATCAGATTATAACAACCCTTCCTCGCGTATAAAGCGAGCGATGTACTATCCTCGCGGTATTGCGTCGATTGCAGACATCATCAATGGTAAACTGCTACGCATCTACTCAGTGCTTGAAGCGATGGAAAACGATCCAAACTACGAACCCAATTTTGAGTCAATCGAGGATTCTCTGATTGATATGATTAACTATGCATCGTTTGCTGTTGAGTATGCGAGAGGCAAAATGGAAGGTCAAAATGTCAACAATTAACATGATACGCGTTATGCTACGAAACAAGTTTATTAACGAGGACTTCGTTGTTGATAAGTCAGGTGCGAAAACGATTGAGATCATCAATGCCTCATTCATTGCTGACGAACCAAAGATATTCGGTGAGGTCAACGAGGACTACACGTTACGCGAGTTGCGTTGGTATAAGTCTCAATCGCTCAATGTAAACGATATCGAAGCACCAGTTCCACAGATCTGGAAAGATGTTGCTGATGCAGATGGAAATATTAACTCAAACTATGGTTGGTGTGTCTATTCGAAAGAGAATGGTTCACAGTTTGAAAAGGTATTGAATGAGCTTTATAACTTCCCTCTTTCGCGGCGAGCTGTGATGATTTACAACAGACCATCGATGCACGATGATTACAACAAAAATGGTATGAGCGATTTCATGTGTACAAATGCAGTTCAGTACCTAGTACGCGATAATAAGTTGCATGCTTTGGTTTACATGAGATCAAATGATGCTGTATACGGGTACAAGAACGACTATTACTGGCAGTCATTCGTGCAAATGCAGTTGCTATATGAGTTAAATAATAAAGGTTGGATGGGTTGTGGATTAGGCAATATTTATTGGAATGTTGGCTCGCTGCACATGTACGAGCGCCATTTTAAATTTTTAGAATAGGAGCAAAATCATGAGTGAGTTTTGGATTAAAGACATCGAAGAAATGCACCGAAAATATGGTGTGTCTGCTACAATTGAAGACATGGATGCAAACACATTAAAAAAGTTCCTTAATTTTAGAATATCTTTTTTGGAAGAAGAGCTACGCGAATTGAAAGAAGCAAAAACAGGTGATGATGTTGTTGATGCACTGATTGATTTGTGTGTTGTTGCTGTTGGAACGCTTGATGCTTTCAACATTGATGCCGGAATTGCATGGGACAGAGTGTTTGCAGCAAACATGAATAAGGTCGTCGGAGTAAAGTCTACGCGTCCGAATCCACTTGGTTTACCTGATTTAGTAAAGCCTGAAGGATGGAAAGCACCGCAGCACATTGATAACGTTGGACTTTTTTCACAAATTTTTGGAGAGTAAAATGAAAACTCATAAAATAGTTGTTGAAGTAAGATTAGAAAATGATTCTGACACAGACTGGATTGCTGATGCAATATTTGAGCAACTACAAACTGGCGAAGATCTCTTAAAATTTAAAACAGAAGAGGTAATAGAATGAACCACACAATTAACTTTGATACGCGGGACGACTTATTAACTTGGATGGACGAAAATTTTTCAGATGCAAAGCTTACAGGTGCAGAATCTAATAGTACAATTTATGAAACTGACGATTGTATTTTAAGAAGTGAAGGCAAGCAGTTGGTTTTAACCTTTAAAAGCATATAGGAGAATAAAATGGGTATGTCAATGCACGATAGATACTATGAACCCGAAGATAACGGTTATCCTGATGATTGGGATTGGAAAGTTGAGCAGTATGCAATTGAGCTGATGGAAAAAGAGTGCAATTACTTAGAGTTTTTTAATTGGGGTGAAGGTATCTCTGAGTGCGGCTATGATGAGTCTATTTACCCTACACCTTCACACGCACCTGTTGAAGTTATTGAAAAGGTTTCAGAATACTGGCATAATATTGCTATGCACTTAGCAACAGAATACTACGAGGAGCACCCTTACAATGACTAATTTACAAGAAGAAATGTTTCCAGGTGAAGCAGAACTAATGTGGGAGGAGTTTGGATACCACAATGCACTATGTGATATTGTCACCATGATTCTTAAGCACGGAAAAGATAAAGTAATTAAAGATATAATTGATATGTATGAATCTATGGAGGCAGTAAATGACTGAGAATTTGATCAAGCAACTTCGTGCTTATGCAGAAAAAGACGAGTACGTAGTTACCAGATCGCTGCTGCTGCGAGCTGCCGATGCTTTAGAAGTGCAGCAAGACAATCAGGTTGCTCTGTGGTCCAAGATGATGAATGAAAAGCAAAACTTTTTAGATGCTGAGCGTTATCGTTGGCTTCGTGATGGTGCTTGGGATGTTCCTCAAGACATTATTGCACCTGCTATTGTGCTATGTGATGGAAAGATGGAAACTCATGTGTGGCTAACAGGCGATCATGTTGATCAAGCAGTTGATTCTTGGATGACAAAAGACTTTAGAAAGAAAGTAAAAGAATGAAGAAAATTACAATAGACTTAGATGCTGGCTTATGGCTTAACAATAAAGGACAGGTTAAATTATTTATTGGTGATGCTCCTAAAGCATACGAGACCATTCCCTTGATTGATCTAGTGCGAATGGAGATTGACTCTTATAAGGTTCGATTAGAAGATCATTTAGACCATGATGATGTCAAGCATATAAACAAACTCAAGAAGGCTTTGCAGAATTGTTTATCACTTATCAACACTGAACTTTACAATGCTAAGTAAGTATTATGTCTATGATGAAGATGACATGGCACTTAGATGGTTTTATACCAAGGCCGAGGCTCTATATTTTATGGGCACTAATTGCTGGACAATCAAGCTACACAAGACCCCTAAGATCGATTTACTCAAAGAGTTAGGAGAGGCACTAATATGAAGTTCAATAACCTAGAATCATTATTGATTGTAATTCTTTGTATCACCTCAGTGGTAGATACTATATTTAATGTATTAACTTATATTAGAGGATAATATGACTGACGCAGAATTGATTTCAATATTAAATCGTGGTGGTATTGCACCAGCATTATATGAAGGTGAAATTGGTGAAACTAATTTACCAACGTGGCGAAGATTAGCTCAGTCGTTTAAAGATTATTATGACATGATTGAATATACATCATATAAAGAAGTTAAATATGGTAAAGATGCCTGAAGATAATCGGGCAGACCATTATAGTCCTGATCAGATGGACTGTGAGTGGTTTCCCTGGGATTGTGATAATAGCTCTTTTGAGCTTGATTTTGATGAGGATGAGTCCTAGGGTGATTTGTGCAGCAAGCCCTAGATAAGGCCTCAACCAGGTCATAAAAGTGCCTCTATGACACCTTAAAATTAGTTTAAATAGCATCCGGAGATGATATGAGATGTATTAGCTGCAATATAGCCCTTACGGATTACGAAAGTACCCGTAAAAGCTTAGTAACAAACGATTATTTTGATATGTGCAACAGCTGTTTTAAAACAATAAAAAACGATTTAGCCTATAGAGATAGATTAGATCTAATTAGTTCTAATGATTTTAACGAAGTAGATGATTTAAATATTAACATAGATAATATTAACTTAGATGATTATTAAGTAGTACTTAGTATCTACAGAGAGAAAAAATGAGTGAATTTGTAAAGCATATTGAGTGTCTTAAATGTGGTTCGTCTGATGGCAATTCGCTGTACGATGATAATCATGAATACTGCCATGTGTGTGGAAACTACATAAATGGTGACGGTACAACAGAGATTAAAACTAAGGAAGAGAAGTTGCGAGTGATTGAAATTAAAGGTGGGTTTAAATCGATTCCTGAAAGAGGCATAACAAAAAGCACCTGTGAGTTTTACAAAGTTACTTCAGATGACAATCATCAACATTATCCTTATGCAGATGAGTCAGGTGTTGTTGTGGCAGCTAAGTCTCGCAATGTAGAACAAAAAACATTTACAATTTTAGGTCATTGGAAAGATGCAGGATTATTTGGTCAAAATCTGTTTGCAAAAGGTGGTAAAACAGTAACAATACACGAAGGTGAACTAGATGCACTTGCCGGCTTTCAGATGAGTGGCAGCAAATATGCAAACGTCTCAGTGCGAAATGGTGCTCAAGCAGCTTTGAAAGACATCAAGTCAGCTTACGATTGGTTGATGTCCTTTGAATGTATCTACATTTGCTTTGATGCTGATGAGCCAGGAATTAAAGCGGCCAACGAAGTGGCTGAAGTACTTGGCAGCAAGTGTAAAATTGTAAAGCATGCACAAGGATTTAAAGACGCGTGTGATTATCTTTCGGTTGGCAAGACAGCAGAATATGTTAAACAATGGTGGGCTGCAGAGCAATGGACACCAGATGGTATCATTGCAGGCTCAACATTGTGGGAAGAAGTCAATCGCCCTGTTGAAAAGTCTTCAGCACTATATCCTTGGCCTGGTGTTAACGATTTGACATACGGTATTCGTCCTGCAGAGCTTATTACAGTAACCGCAGGATCTGGTTTAGGCAAGTCTCAGTTTTTGCGCGAAATATTGTGGCATCTTATCAAGACCACTGAAAGCAATATTGGACTCATGTTTATGGAAGAGTCAGTCCGTAAAACTGCTCGCGGAATTATGTCGCTTCACCTTAACAAACCACTACACTTGCCAGACACAATTGTTTCACCTGAGGAACTAAAAGATGCTTTCGATATTACTCTTGGTACTGATCGCTTGTTTTTTTGGGATAACTTTGGCTCTACTGACATTGACAACGTTATCAACAGAATCAGGTATTTTGCAAAGGCTGCTGATTGTCGCTATGTTTTTCTCGATCATATATCTATGGTGGTATCTGCTCAAGGCAACGGAGATGAACGCAAGTCTATAGACGAGCTAATGACTAAGCTGCGCATGCTTGTGCAAGAGACTGGTATTAGTTTAATTGCTGTCTCACACCTTAAACGTCCAGAAAGCAAAGGTCATGAAGAAGGTGCAGCAACAAGCTTATCTCAACTACGCGGCTCTGGAGCGATTGCTCAACTATCTGACATTGTGATTGGCTTGGTTCGTAATGCTCAGGCTGAAGATCCAATGGAGCGTAATACAACGCGCGTTAGCATTTTGAAGAATCGATTTAGTGGGCTTACAAGTCCACACTGTGCTTCACTACTATATAACAAAGACACCGGCCGCATGATGGAAATCCAGGAGGACTTATGAGTAAACAACATGACTTAGGAGCTGTTGGAGAAAAAATCGTTGCAAACGAATTAGGTGGTAGTGTTGAGTTTGCGGTGGACAAGTATGATAGTAAAAAGGACTTTACTGTTAATGGAAAAACAATTGAGGTAAAAACTCAAGTGCCTTTTATTTCAGAGAGTGCTTTTAGTATTCGTCCTGGTCAGCTGCAAAAGTGTAGAAGTGTAGATGAGTTGTACTTTGTAGCTGTTCCGGCAAAGAAGTCTTATAAATGGGAAGGTTGGATGTTTAAAGTAGATCCAAAGACTTTCACAATTAGAGACACTATTACTCGGGATGGTCGTACAATGCTGCTTATTGATATAGAGCAGCCGGCAGTTAGTAAAGTAAGCAAAGTTACAGATGTCTATATTAAATCACTTATTAAATTTACAACATCAAAATACTAGGATAACTTATGAAATACGAAGACGCTTTAAAATTAGCAGAAGAGATGAGCACACTCGGTTATAAAAAAGCTGGTGATGTGCTACGCAAACAGGCTGAAGAGATTCAATACCTGCAAGACCAGTTTGACAGAGCTATTGAGTTTTTAGCTAAATGCAATGGTTGGAGCAAAAATGACAGCAAATGAACTAGCAGACGAATTGGCTTTTAAACATATAGCTGGTGATGATA